ACATGAGAAGGAGACCGCTTTTTATGTGAAGACCTCCGATATCCCGGTCGTGGTCGGCTCTGCGTACAGCACGGATGAAAACACCGCATTCGGTACCGGAACCGGCAAGGGATCCCGCTTCGGCGATCGCAAAGAGATCATCTATGCGGACACTCCGGTAAAATACACCTGGGAGTGGGTGATCCATGAGGGAATCGATCGTCATACGGTCAATCAGGACTTTGAGACGGCGGTTGCTGATCGCCTGGAGCTTCACGCCAGAGCCAAGACAGCGCAGTTCAACGCCCATCACGGAAAGTTCATTTCCGGGTCGGCGGCAAAGACGATTGCCGGAGGAGCGGCAATCACCAAGGACAATGTGGGTGATATTTTCGCTCAGCTGGATGCATACTACACCGACATCGAGGCGGTCGGCACACGGATCGCGAAGGTGAACAGCACGGTGTGGAACGCGATTATCGACAGCGGGCTGGCTACGTCCAGCAAGGGGAGCACCGTGAATGTGGACGAGAACACCATCCGTGACTTCAAGGGCTTCCAGATCAGCAAGGTTCCTGCGTCCATGTTCCAGACCAACGAGGTGATTTACACCTATATCGAGGCGGTCGGAAAGGCGTTTACCGGAATTGAGACGACCAGAACCATCGAGTCTGAGGACTTCGACGGCGTGGCGCTGCAGGGTGCGGGAAAGTCAGGCGAGTACATTCTGCCGGACAACAAAAAGGCGGTCGCGAAAGTCACCGTGACCGGAGCGTAAGGAGGTAACTGATGTATACGGTAATTCGGGCATTCCACGATCTTCAGGACGGCAAAGCCACGAAGGCGGGAATGATTTATCACTGCTACGAGGTCGGCGATGTTTATCCGCGGGAGGGGCTCAAACCCTCCCCGGAGAGAATCGAGGAACTTTCAGGACCGCATAACGCGCAGGGCTGTCCTCTGATTGCGACAGATGCGGCGGCAGAGGCTACGGCGAAGCTGGAAGCGGCCGCCGCGGAGGCGAAGACAGCGTCCGAAACAAAGAGGGCTCCGAAAAAGACTGCGGAGAAAAAAGCGGAGAAGTAGGAGGCAAAATATGCTGGAAGATATTAAAACGCTGCTGGGGCTCGAGGGCTCCGAACGGGATGCACTGCTGCAAACCATCATCAGTATGACGACTTCAAGGCTGAAGGTGCTGCTGGGCGTGCAGACGGTTCCGGAGGAGCTGTCGTATATCATCACCGAGATTGCAGTGGTCCGGTATAACAGGATCGGCTCGGAAGGGCTGTCCTCGCACAGCGTCGAGGGTGAAAGCCAAAGCTGGTCCGACACGGATTTTGCTCCGTATCAGGAGGAAATCGACGCGTACAAAGCGGCGCAGCAGACGCCGGCCAGAGGGAGAGTGAGATTCCTATGAGATACGACACGCCAGTTTACTTCCAGCACAGTCAGGGACGGATATATAACCCTGAAACGGGCAATTACAGTAAACCGGAACCGAAGGAGGAAATGCGCTTCGCCTGTGTGCAGGACACGGGTGAGTCGCGAATGCAGCTGATTTACGGCGAAATCCGTCAGGGAAGTCTGACGGTTCAGCTTCAGAATCACTACGATGATGTGTTTGAGACTATCCGGATCGGCGGCAGACGATATAAAGTTGACGCCGTGCGGAAAACCAGGTTCAAGCACATCTTTACAGTATCGGAGGTGCAATGATATGGAAATTAAGGTCATTGGCGCGGATAAGCTGGAGAAAAAGCTGAAAGACCTTGCCTCGATGGAGAAGGTTAAAAATGCTGTCCGACTCAACGGCTCGGAACTCCAGCAGGGAGCGATGCAGTACGCTCCGGTGAAAACCGGAAATCTGAAGCGGAGCATTCGCCTCCAGATTCGCGATAGCGGGATGGAAGCGGCGGTGCATCCGACCGCTGACTATGCCGAATATGTGGAGTTCGGAACGCGGTTTATGGAGGCTCAGCCGTATCTGCTTCCGGCGTTTGAAGTGCAGCTTCCGATTTTCCGGGCCGACCTGAAACGGGCGCTGGAAGACTAGGAGGTGCAGGATGGATCCACAACAGGAACTGTTCACGGAGTTGAAGATCATGATTGCAGAGCTGGGATATGATGTTTATGACGGATTCCTTCCTCCGGAGGGAACGCCGTATCCTTTTGTCTATCTCGGAGACAGCAACGCATCTGACGAGCCGAACAAATCCGCCATCTTCGGAACCGTGACGCAGACGATTCACGTCTGGCATGATGATCCGATGGAACGCGGTACGGTCTCTGCAATGCTGCTGAAGCTTAAGAGCGCCGCAAGAAGGCTGGAGCACACGAAAAATTTTGGATGGAATGTGACCGGAATGAATCAGAGAATCATTCCGGACAATACGACAGGCAGGCCGCTGCTCCACGGGGTGATCGACCTGCGGTTTCATTTTTGTTAGGAGGCAGAAAATGAGAAAGTTTGAATTGCAGATGTTTGCGGAACCGGTCGCAGGAAAGAAAATCATCTATCTGTTCCGCATCATGAAGAACGCGGCCAGTGCTGCCGGAGCACAGATTGCTTTTGTGACAGAAAACGGCCGCACCAAGTCGAAGGATGCGGACTCCACCGCAACAAAGGACGGGTCGATCCGTACACCGGGAACGTCTGAGGTGGAAATCACCTGCACATCGATCCTGGCAAAAGGTGACACGCTGATCGATGAACTGGAGGACGCTCTGGATAACGACGATCTGATCGAAATCTGGGAGGCAAACCTTGACGAGAAAGCCAGTGATGGCGAAAACAAATTCAAGGGCATGTACTTCCAGGGCTATCTGACAGAACTTGAGCGGACGTCAAATGCGGAGGACATGGTGGAGGTTTCCACGACTTTCGGGATTAACGGCAGCGGTAAGCGGGGGAATGTAACCGTGACCGCAGAGCAGCAGGCCGCGGCGGAGTACGTCTTCCGCGACAGCGTGAAGACCGGAGCATAAGGAAATGAACGAAGAGCGCTGAATACGGCGCTCTTTAATTTTTGAGGAGGCATAAAAATGTATGAAATTACAGTAGACGGCGTGGCATATCCTCTGCGTTTTGGCATGGGATTTCTGCGCGAGATCAATAAAACAGTACAGACGCCGGTTGGCGGTGCGCCGGGTGTGAAAAATTCTGTCGGTCTGCGGCATATGGCAGGACGGCTTATTGACGGTCAGGTGGAAGCTCTGCTCGAAGTGCTCTATCTGGCAAATAAGACGGAGAATCCGAGACTTACCATGCAGGCGCTGGACGCCTGGGTCGAAGATGAAGGTACGGATATCGACGAAGAATTCGACCGCGTGATGGATTTTTTAAGGACAGCCAATGCTACGAAGAAAGAGGTGCGGCTTCTGGAGGAGGTCGTGGCGAAGTCTCTGGCGGCGGCAGAAGAATAGAGACCGAACCGAGTTTTGAGGAAACCTACCGGGAAATTGCGCTTACCTGTTTTCGGTTCTTCGGATTCCGGTCACTGGACGAGGTTGACCGGCTGACGATCCCGGAATATGACCTCTTGGTCGAAGCGCTGCGGTATCGCGAAGTGGATCAGGACTACCGGAATCACCTGCAGGCTTATCTGAATTTCTCGGCGAAGGCGACAAAAGCCAGCGGGAAGAAAAGGGTTCCGGTATACAGGTCGTTCCGGAAGTTCTACGACTACGAGGCGGAACTGGAAAAGCTCAGCAAGAAGGAGTCTGAAACAGACAGCCGGTTTTCGGGACTTCGGGAAATTATTATGAAAGGAAAAAACGATGTCTGATACATATACGCTCGAAACGGTGCTGAGAGCGCGAGACGGCGGATTTCAGGCCGGAATGCAGGCCGCTCTGAAGACAACTGAATCACTGGGAGCGAGGCTGAAAAGCGGAATCGGATTCGGCGCCTTTATGGCAATCGGCACGCAGGCGGTCAATGCTGTAACGGGCAGTATCGGAGGACTGATCGGGGAGATGTCGGCGTCTCAGGCCGCCTGGAAGACCTTTGAAGGGAATATGAAGAACTTCGGGAAAGCCGACCAGATTCCGAAAATCAAGAAGGAGCTGCAGGAGTACGCTCAGGAAACGATTTACAGTTCTTCCGACATGGCATCCGCATACGCGCAGTTTGCTTCCGTCGGCATTAAGTCGGCGAACAAACTGGTCACGGGCTTTGGAGGTCTGGCGTCGGCTGCGGACAATCCAACACAGGCAATGAAAACGCTGTCGCAGCAAGGCATCCAGATGGCCGCTAAGCCGATGGTTGCCTGGCAGGACTTCAAGCTGATGCTGGAGCAGACTCCAGCCGGCATATCCGCAGTCGCGAAATCGATGGGCATGACGACCAAGCAGCTGATTGAGAATGTGCAGGACGGTACAGTGAAAACGGAGGACTTCTTCAAGGCTGTAGAGAAGGTCGGCAACTCAGACGCGTGGAGTAAGCAGGCAAGGACATATAAGACTGCCGGACAGGCTCTGGACGGTCTCAGAGAAACCGCGGCCAACAAGCTGATGCCGGTGTATAACGCGGTGACTGACGTGATTATCCGGAAGACCGAAAAGGTCACGGACGCGCTCGGAAAACTGGATGTGGAAAAACTGATCAAAAGTAAGCGGTTTAAAACGGCCATGCAGATTATTTCCGACGGCCTGAGCGGCATCGGTCGGGTCGCTGCGTCGTTCGGCCGTGCATTCGTTGCGATCGGGGGAAGCATCGCAGATATGGCCGGACAGGCAAAGGGCGCAAAACCGGCATTTGACGTGCTGGTGAACGCACTGGTGAAGGCCGGGGATTTCGCGGCTGAGCACTCCAAAGCGATTGCAAGACTCGCGGTCGCTTTTGGGGCCTTTAAGGTTGTGCGGACCTTTGTACCGTTTGTCAGTACATTTGCGGGAAGTCTGGTGAAGATGGCGAGTGCCGGACTCGGCGGACTGGCCGGAAAGCTGTTTGGAACCGCACAAGGAACAAAGGCGATGGGAACGGCCTCAGCGCAAAGCGCTACGCAGATGTGGACGGCGGCAAAATCCTTTACCGCACTGGGTGCAGGTGTGCTCATGATTGCTGCCGGCTTTTGGATTATGGCGAATGCGGCGACCTCTGTTGCAGAGGCGGGACCGGCGGCAATCGCTGTGCTGGTCGGAATGGTTGGTGCAATTGCCGGACTGGCCTACGGTGCGTCTGTAATCGGAACCGCACTGACTGCTGCGGCTCCCGGGATGCTTGCCTTCGGGGCAGCTGTGGCGCTGACGGGATTAGGTTTGATGGCTGCGGGAAAAGCCGCGCAGTGGTTTGCCCAGGCAATTATCTCGGTGATGCCGTCAGTGATTTCACTCATCCAGCAGCTGACAACATCTGTCCTGTCGATTGTTACGATGCTTGGCGGCCAAATTCAGGCTGTGGTCAGCACGATCGCAACTGGAATTGCTACAGTGATCCAGACAGTGGGGAGCACAATTGTAAAAATCATACAGGGAATCGGCACAGGGATCAGCACGATCCTTGATGGCGTTGCCAAAGTTGTTAATTCCATCGGCTCCGGGATCTCCAAAGTGCTTAGTGGGGTTGCGAAAATCTTTGATAGCATAGGAAATGCCGCGAAAAACGCCGGAGCAGGCGTGAAGCTGATGGCAGACGGAGTGAGGAGCATTGCCGGAATCAAAGTCGGAACGCTGGCCAAAAGTCTTGGGGCGGTCTCGATCGGGCTCGGAAAAATCAAG